AGGCAGCGGCGATAAAAAGCGATGAGGCGATCGTGTGGCGGCATGGCTGCTGCGTTTCTGCTGCGTTGGGCCGTCAGAGGGTGGCTGATCCGCGGCACCCTGACTGCGCCATTGTTGCAATTGTTTACGCGGGACGCTCGACGCTCACGTTGAAACCATTGAGTCTTAGTTCGCTATGGCGATATTCCTGGACTTTCGACAGACGACCAGATGCTGATTTGACTTCCACCAATCGGACTTCGTTGGGCCGCATGAGGAGAAGATCGGGGATGCCGGGTTTGTTGGTCTGGATCAGCTTGAGGACATACCAACCCTGAGCCTCGTATTGCTTGATCAGCTTCGCTTGAAAGGATGCTTCGCTCTGTTGCAAAGTGCCTCGCCGTGTAAGTCTGCTTTTGCTGCACCAGACGATAGACGCGGGGTTCAATAGAACGCTCGGCAAAGATGAAATGAACGCGATTGGCACGATCACGGCCAAGGTAACTGGCCCGGTCACGGCCTTGGAGGTAACTGATGGCGCTGTAGTCGATGCCGATGAAGATGAGGTCATCGGCTGTTGAAAGGTTGACGCCTTCGCGGCTGGATTGAACCTGGCCGATGTAGACGGCACGTGGGTCGGCGTTGAACGTTTCAGGGCTGTCGGTGTAACGCTCAGCAAAGGTTTGCCGCAGCATCCGGCCCTCGGCGTCGAAGCAATAGAGGATGGCGATCTTCCGGCCGGCAAAGTGATCGCGGATGTAGTGGGCCTTGGAGCGATCAAAGATGATGGCGCCGTGCGCTTCGGTGATGACGGTGCCGGAGTAGATCTGGCGCAGCTTGGACATGACCTTGGCGCCAGTGTCAGCCAGGACTGATCGGCTGGTGGGCGTGCCGATGACACCATCTTTGATGATGCGCAGGGCAAGGCGATAGGTGCGGCGCTTCATGGGCACCACATGCACCTGCTCTTCGATCTCGGTGGTGAAGCCAGCCTGCTTTTGCGTGACGGTGACGGTCAGCGGATTGATGTCCGCCATGATGCGAGCTTCGTTGGCGTTGCTGTAATCGTTCACCTGCTGGCCGGTGCCAACGTATTTGGTGCCGATGCTGACGTAACCGGAGCGTGCCCATTCATAAAACGAGCGGTAATCGGACCATGGCCGCGGCCCAAGGGCGAACTGGTGGTAGAGCTGCGCGAACGATTCAGGTGATGGCGTCCCTGACATGAGGATCAGGTACTTGAAGCGAATGCCGCGAAGATCGTGCCAACGCTTGGATGGCTTGGGATAGGCACCAATGCCGTGGGCCTCATCCACGATGAGGATGTCGTAGTGCCGGCCGATGCGTTTGGCCACCTGCTCGAAGTTGGTGACTTGGACGATTTCATCAAGACCAATGGCGGCACGGTCTGCCTCGATTGAGGCGATGGCCTTCTTTTTGGTGACGATGAGGCAGGAGTGTACGGACAATGTCCGGACAGCTTCGAGGGCCGTGAAGGTCTTGCCGGTACGCACCTCACCACGGAGGTAAGCAATGCGATGGCGCTCAAGAATGGCGACCAGCTCCGTGGCTGCTTGCTGTTGGTAAGGACGAAGCGTGAGCTGCATGGTCTTGACTGCCCCCTGCAATAGAGGCATACACGGAGAGCGCGGGAGATTGTATAGCAAAATCAATGAGTTGGCGGGAGTATTACAGAACTATGACGAGGTGGGGCGAAGATGCGGGAAAATGCGGTAAGGTGCTGCGGAACCAGAAATCCACTGCCTATGGACAACGCCGAATACCACGCGCATCCGGCTGTTTCGAAGTCTCACCTGGACATGGTGAGTCGCAGCCCCTTGCATTACTGGGCGCGCTACGTCGATCCCAAACGCGAGGTGCCAGAACCGACGCCAGCCATGACGATCGGCTCAGCGCTCCACACCCATGTGCTGGAGCTGGACCAGTGGGATGAGCAATACCTGATTGCTCCTAGTGATGCTCCTAAAAGACCCACTTCACTTCAACGTAATGCCGCTAAACCGTCGGCTTCTACCTTGGAAGCCATTCGTTTTTGGGATGCGTTTGACAAGGAGGCATCAAGCAAAACCATTTTGGATGCAAAAGATGCCGAGCTAATCATGAAGATGGGCGAGGCGGTCTACGGCCACCCTGCTGCTGCTGCGCTGCTGGCTTTGCCCGGCATGGCGGAGACCACATGGATGTGGCGCGATGAAAGCAGCGGGCTCCAATGCAAGTGCCGGCCTGATTGGCTGACTAACGATGGCAGCATCGTGGTTGATTTGAAGACCACGGAAGATGCGTCTCCCCGTGGGTTTCAAACATCGGTTGCAAAATTTCGTTATCACGTGCAGGCCGCTTGGTATCTGCACGGGCTGGAGCAATCGACCAAGCGTTGCCCTGAGCAGTTTGTGTTTATTGCCGTTGAGAAGAAGCCGCCGTTTGCCGTGGCTGTTTATGCGGCTGATGCGGACATGATCCGCGAAGGTTGGCGCACGGCTGAGCGTGACCTCGAGGTGCTGGCCACCTGCAAAGACATTGACCGTTGGCCTGGTTACAGCGAGGCGGTTGAGCCGATCAGCTTGCCGCCATGGATGCTGCCGCGGCCGCAGGGAGCAGCAATGACCCAACCACCTGAAATCGAGACTTACTGATGACTGAATCAACAGCACTGACAACCACCAATGGATCCGTCTTTTCGGGGATCCAGGCTTTCGAGGATGCCCAGCGCATTGCCAAGGCATTGGCCAGCAGCACGCTGATCCCGCCGCAGTTTCAAGGGCAGCAGGGGTTTGCCAATTGCTTGGTGGCGCTTGAGATCGCAAACCGGATGCGGATGAGCCCGTTCCAGGTCATGCAGAACCTCCACATCATCCACGGCCGCCCGAGCTGGAGCAGCCAGTTCATCATTGCGATGATCAACGGTTGCGGACGGTTCAGCCCGTTGCGCTATGAGATGAGCGGTCAAGGCGACAACTTGTCTTGCTATTGCGTGGCGACCGAGATGTCCACAGACAAAGAGTTGAAGGGTCCAATTGTCACGATGGCGATGGCCAAGAAGGAAGGCTGGGCTACCAAGACCGGCTCTAAATGGCAGACGATGCCAGAATTGATGATCCGTTACAGGGCTGCGGCTTTTTGGGGCAGGTTGTTTGTTCCTGAGCTTTTAGTAGGCATCCAGGCGGAAGAAGAGGTGATCGACATCCAACCTGTGGCCGTAAGTGAAAAGCCTCCGGCGGTAACGCTTGAGAAGTTGAACGAGAAAATCAAACAACCACCGCCGCCGAAGGAGGAAGTGGTCCATGATGGGGAGATTGATGATGAGCTTTTCTGACTATCTGACGCCAAAGGAGTTGGCTGAGCGTTGGCGAAATATCGTCACGCTTAGCACGCTCGACAACTGGCGCTCTAGCCAGAACCGCGGACCACGATTTGTGAAGATCGGCGGGCGGGTTTTGTATCCGCTTGCCGAAGTCGAAGCTTACGAAACCCGCAATCTTCGCGGTATTCCCAACCATCCACCTACTCAACGACCATGACTTTCAAGGCTTACGGCGCATTGTTTAAGAACACACCTGAAAAGCTTCAGCAGCTTTGGGGTGATCGGTATGACGCAAACCGGAATTATCCGTTGTTTGATGGCACGTTTGGCATCAAAGAAGAGGATCGTATGGCGTTTGCGTCCTACGTCATGAATGCGGCGCCTAATGATCGCGGCGAAATCCCGGTGAAGATCAGCGGCTGGGCTAAACCAATGCCATCCAACCCTGCTCAAAGTTATTTGAGTTTGCAGCTTGAACCCGATTGGAAAACCCAAAAAGCCATCGAGGAGAAGATGGCTGCCGCGGGCGCTGCCCAGAGCCTGGCTCAGGCCACAGGGGGTGAGGTTATCGAGGCGGATTTGTTCTAGCGATCCATTAGCGCCAGCTCCAGCCGGGCAATCTCATTGACTGCCCGCTGGAGCATTTCTTGCTGGTGGTAGACCTGCTTGAGAAGCTGCCCTGCAAGCTTGCCAGCTTGTGGGGTGTTCTCTAGAAGCCGGCAGTCGGCTTCAAGCTTGAAAAGCTTTTCAGGCGGGATTTCACTGGACAGCCACTCACCAAAGTTCATTAGACCGGGGGCGTACCGTTCCCATGATGCCCATGCAATGCCCAAAGTGCAGTAGTAGGAACCACCGAGCACCGATCACGAACAGCCAGTTCAGTGACCAGACCGTGCGCAAGCGCAAATGCGTTGACTGCGGTGAGGTGTGGTTTACGGTGGAGTTGAAGGTGCCGAGTTATGCGGTGGGCTGGTCGTCGGGGCACCAAAGCAAGCCTGTCCTGCGGGTGCCGCTGGAGCTGACGGCTAGCCACTTGGAGCCGATGGATTCGCGTGAGGCATTGGCTAAAGCCAACCGCGAGCGGTGGGCAGCCGCGAATCATGACGAAACGTAACAGACCCGCAGCACTGTGCACCGTGTGCGGTGTATGATTAGCGCATCGGAGGCAAACGGTCCTCCGCCGCATCGCCAGCCATGACCAAGCGCACCCGCCAAATCGCCTTTACTGCCAACCGCAAAGGCCAGCCCATTGCCTACCGCTGGTGCACCTCTTGCATCCGCTGGTTCCGCATCGGTTACGAGGAGGCCAAGTTTGCCGTTGCCACTGGCGAGGCCATTGAGGTGCGTTACGTCAAGTAGCCATCAAGTACCCATCAAGTACCCATCAAGTACCCATCAAGTACCCATGATCACCAACCCTTGGATCAACCGCATCGGCGCTCTTGTGCTGTTGCTCGCGGTTTATACCGCCGGCCGGTCAGATGGCCACCAGCAAGCCGTCACCGTGATGGCTAATCACCCCGCTTGCCACACCGAACTGAAGCCATGACTAAAAACTCTTGCGAAAACTGCCGATTTTGGAGTGAAACCTGGAGCGATGAAGATTTGGATGGGTTTGGTCTTTGTAGAAGACATGCCCCGCGTCCGCTTATTTGGCATTCACCAAAAGGCGACGGCTTTGGATATGCTCCTGAATCGCTTTGGCCATTAACTCATCGATGGGCATGGTGCGGTGAATGGCAGGAGGCTCAGTCATGACCGAACGCCGTTTTTACTTCCAAATCACCAGCGCCAACATTTGCGAGTGCATCTGGGCGCACAGCTTCACCGACGCCAAGGCCAAGGCTGCTCAAGAATGGCTGCCTTGGTGGAACGAGCTGGAATGGCTCAACCCCGAAACCGTTACCGACCTGCCGAAAGCATGATTCCAAGTGATTTCACGGCTTTTCAGGCTGGCATCCAAGAGGAACGCCAAAGGATGAGATTTTTGATCGACCTGAGGGTTGACCAGCTCAAAGCCATCCCTAGTCTCAAGAACCGCGCGCAGCTTTGCGAAGAGCTGTGGCGCCTCCGTCAGTATTGCGACCTCGCATGAAATCCCACGAACTCGACCTGAACCGCGCCCGTTTCATGGACCAGCTCTATGACGCCAGCGGTCGCACCTGCGGCCTTTACACCGGACTGTGGCAGGAGTTCTGCGCCAGCCTTGGTGCCAACTTCCGCGACATCGACGGCGCTGAGATCAAAGCCGACTGCATCCGCGCCATTGGAATCACCGAAAGCGTGCTGGCTGAGAAGCACGCCACGGCCTGCATGGAGGTATTCCGCAAGCACTTATGCCGGGGGTGGGAATGAACCCCTGGATTGAGCTGAGCGTTGGCTATCTGTTGGTCTGCGCCGGGCTGTTGTGGCTCGCATCGAAGGTGTTGCCATGACCTACCCCATCACCCCACCGCCGGAGCTTGAGGGTGCCAATGGCTAATGCCAACGACCGCCGACCCAACGGAAAAGGCCGCAATTTCACGGTGAATGTGCGCATGAGCCGCGAGGAAATCGAAGCCGCCAGACACCTCGGAGATGGCAACATCTCAATGGGAGTGCGATGGGCTGTTCGTTACGCCAGTTCGCGCAACATGAAGCCGATCAAGCTGAGTACCATGCTGCGATCTGCTGCGGTGCTGGCTGCTGACATGGAGGCAAGCCGTGGCTGATCATGTGAACCCGGAGCACTACCGCTACGGACCAGTGGAAGCGATCGACGTAATTGAAGCCGCCATTGCTCGCGCGCCTAACCCGGTGCTAGCCAACTGCCAAGGCCACGTCCTTCGCTACATCTTGCGCATGTGGGACAAGGGCGACCCTGCTTTGAACGCTGCCAAGGCTCAGTGGTATCTGCGCCGGCTACTTGCCAAAATGGAGCAATGATCTACCCGCCCGGCTTGAATTGGATTGAACGCTGGGCGGTGCGCACCCTGACGCGCAGCTCACGGGTGGGGATGCTGGTGGTCAAAGAGTTTGGGTCGCCCTTGCTTTATGTTGCGCGTGACCGGGATGATCTGGTGATGCCCGCCGAGTTTGGTGCATCAGTCGAGCCCGCGTCGATGCAGCTTGAGCGGTTGTATCACGCGCCGAGTTATGGCGAAGATGAATGATTGTTTTATACGGCGGGCGCCTGGTGATTGAGCGGCGCAAGCTGTCTGAAAACTGGCGTGGCATCTTTAAGATGCCCCGCGACCAGGAGCGGATCATTGACCTGTGCACGCCGGATGTTCGTGAAGCCTTTATCCGCGGCCAATACCACTACATGGCGCTGCATCGCAAACAACCTGTTGAAGAGGTGGCTGCGACTTTTCATGACAAAGCCAAGTGCTGGAGCTGCGTCCAATGGTTGCCGCGTTCAAACGAATGTTCGTTTGGATTCCCCGAGGCTCGGCAGACTGGGGGAAGGTTTGCCGCTCGATGTGAGCTGTACGACGATGGAACGCAAGGTACGGGAACGGATGGAACGGGGCGAAGGCCGCTGGATTGACGTGCTTGAAGTGAGCTGGGGTGAAGAGCCGCTCTATCGCGCTTGCGGTCAAAACGGCGCGATTTGCCGGTACACCAACGACCTTTGGCAGGCTGAAATCTACGTGCAGTATTACTGATTGAGCCATTGGGCGATTGCCCATTCACGATCTGGCGTCCAAAACTCCTGCGCTCGATACCAAGCAATCCAGTCGGTTTTTCCTTTGCGGCTGTTGCACGAAAGGCAACAGCTGATCAGGTTGGAACGCACCGTGAGGCCGCCATTGATCTTGGGAACCACATGGTCAAGCGTTGGGCTGCGGCCTAGCTGATCGTTGCAGTAGGCGCACTGGTAGTTCCAAGCAAGGTGGATCTGATCACGGGCGCCTTTGCGCGAGACCAGGCGGGTCTCATCAATGTGATGATCCATCATCCTTCTGGCCAGGGAGCGGAAACGCGGCGACCTCTAGGTCAACGATTTCTTCGTCTTGGACGAATTCGGCTAGCTGGCTGTAGATGTTGGCGGGTAGCTCATCTGGGTCGGTGTCAGAGCGGATGATGAGCTTTGCGGTGATCTCCACCAGGAAGGACCGCATGAGCAAACCGCTGCTGTATCAATGGTAGTGACGGCAACCGAAGCGATTTTTGTGACGGATTGTGAACGGACCCCACATCAGGGGCAGGGTGTGCCGTCGGCGGTGTATAGTTCACACATCGACAGCCACCCGACCGATGCGCACTTCCCTTGCAATGCTCCCCGCCTCCCCCACCACCATGGCGGTGCGTTGCCAGTCCTCCTGTATCGCTTCTGTCGCCAGCGACATGACCGCCTATGCCCGCTGGTGCGCCAACCTTGACCGCTGGATGGCTCACCCCCAGTTCGACATGGCTGAGTTCAACCGGCTCTGCCGGGTCTACCGCCTCGACTGAGCCATACTTGCCCGCATCCTTCGGGAGTAATCCGACTTATGACTTACACCCTTGCCATCGGCACCTGCCACGTTGGACCGTTTCCAACTGCTACTGCTGCTCAGTATTGGGCTGAGACGCATGGCGTTGATGATTGGAGCTTGGTGGAGGTGGATGACCCAGCCGAGGCGCCAGGGTTGTTAGCCGCAATGAGACCTGTCGCCTTGCACGCTTGAAGATCCGGCTCACGGAGCAGTTCACGCGATTTCACTCGATTGCCAAAGCACCATTTGCGGGTGAGCGTTACCATTCGAGCGATTGACAAGCTCGATGCAACTGATCAACGGCGAATGCTTGGAGGTGATGCGAAGCCTCCCCGACAGCTCCGTTGATGCCATCGTGACGGACCCACCCTATTTCCGGGTGAAGGGCGAGGCATGGGATCGGCAGTGGGATGACGCCGATGAGTTCATCGCCTGGATCGGCAAGTTGTGCGAGCAGTGGCACCGGATCCTGAAGCCGAACGGCAGCCTGTACGTCTGGGCATCGCCCAAGATGGCCGCGCGCGTTGAGGTTGAGATCGGTCGGCGGTTTGCGGTGCTCAACCGGATTCGCTGGGTGAAGTCCGCAGGCTGGCATCAAAAGACCGAGAAGGAAGCACTGCGTTCCTTTCTCTCACCGTGGGAAGAGTGCATCTTCGCGGAGCATGATCGCTTTCTGCACGAAACGGTCAGGGCGTACTTGGCCGCAGAGCGAGACCATGCGGGCTGGACAACCAAGATGGTCGATGTCGAATGGCAACGTTTGCGAAACAGCAAGGGTTGCATGGCGGGACATTGGTTCAGTCAGTGCCAATGGCAACTGCCAACAGCAGAGCAATACGAATGGCTTCGTGGCTTGTTTGGCATTGATCGGCTAAGGCGACCTTATGTCGAACTCCGCCAGGAGTTTGAAGATCAACGCCGCCCGTTCTCGGTGACGCCTGATGTGCCTTGGCATGACGTGTGGGACTTCCCCACCGTCAAGGCTTACCCCGGCAAGCACCCATGCGAAAAGCCGGTGGCAATGCTCCAGCACATCATCCGCAGCAGCACTCGGCCAGGCGCGGTGGTGCTCGATTGTTTCATGGGATCAGGCGCCACTGGCGAGGCGTGCCAGCTTGAAGGGCGCGAGTTCATCGGCATCGAATTGGACGCTCGCTACTTTGCAAACGCCGAACGGCGCCTCGCTCAACACACAGAGCAACCGTCGATTTTTTCGCGCGAATATTGTGCGAACGGCCTTGAGGCAATGGCTAGCTGATTGAAATCACGAGGCTTTTCCGTCCCCTCTGACGGTTCTTCGCCTTCAGATCTACCCTCCAGCGTGGTTCCCGCTGCGTCCTGATAGCTCACGGAATCCAATGATTCCGGGGGTTTACAGCTCACGCTGATTTGCGCAGATTCATCGCCGTTCCCGCCAA